ATGTATCTCTACCCGCTACCTGGTGAACGAGCCAAACTCGTCATCGACTTGCGCGAGCAGGGGTGGTACGTGGAAGGCGATCACGAACGACACGTATGCCCAAACTGCAAGGGGGACAACAATGTTTGAACGTTTTACCGATCGTGCACGTCGCGTCGTCGTCCTCGCTGAAGAAGAGGCACGACGACTCGATAACAATTATGTTGGCCCCGAACACATCCTGCTCGGCATCATCCGCGAAGATGAAGGCATAGCTGCGAAAACCCTGAAGGCACTAGATATTTCACACGTACAGGTTGAACGAGGCGAGAGGGCACCAGCTGGGCACATTCCGTTTTCACCGCATACCAAGAAAGTGCTTGAGCTAAGTCTGCGCGAAGCATTACGGTTGGGACACGGCTACGTTGGCACCGGACACATCCTGCTCGGCCTCGTCCGCGAAGGCACTCAAGCACTGGGTGTTGAACCAAACCTGGTGCACTACGCAGTCATTCAACAAATGATGACAACCGGTAAGAAACAGATCGCCGTGTACGTCAATGCACCCGACTGTAGTTGTGGGCACCCGCAAAACACTCACTACTATCCACCCAACGGCTGTCAGCAGTGCACCACGTGCAAGGAATACGACGGCGTCATCGAAACACTAGGTGTCGGTTACGATCCCAACCACCTGTATCCAGCAGTATACAAAGATGGATGCCTGATCCTGCCGCCAGAATTGTTGGGAGACAATGAATGAACATGTGTCAGAAACATTGGGATCTGCTGCGCGATGCGATCGACGCGCGAGGAATGTCGGCACTCATCCCCGACACCGCTGAACTGGCAGCACGAAACATGGTCCAGCAGTTGGAGGGTGAACGGAGGACCATCGACAACTACGACCCACTCATGTCCGCGTTCTGGTCGATCGGCAACAACGGCATGAACTTCATCAGGGACGTGGGCGGTGACCCGTTGGCGATCATGATGGACACCGATGATCTACCCTTCGAGAAGTGCACCATCTGTTACCTGAATTGGATTGTCCAACAACATCATGAGGTGTGCACCAAACCAGACTGCCCATCCCCAAAGTCGTATGAGTGGATGATCGACCGTGCAGCCGATGACCAGGTCGAAGTCTGGAAGTCATTGGGGGACAACGAATGACGTACAGCCAGGCCAAGATTGAAGCCTACGCCAAACTCGATGAAGCGGTGGATGCCTTGCGCGCCGTCGACAAGGATCCCAATGTTCTGATCGGATACGTGTTATTGACTTGTGCTGTCGAATTGGATGATGACACAAGTGAATCCGATGAAGACGTTGACGACATGGACATGACCTCGATCAGCGGCTGGTATTCCCGACGTGGCCAAAGTCCGACACTGAGCTACGGGATAGTACATGAAGCAATACGCCACTACAACGAGGAGCAGAGATGACGAGACACCGACTGCTCGACGCGAAACGAAACCACAAGGTACACACGCGGATTCAACCATCCAACGGATTGTTGTACACCGCGTTCTACGCCCGATACTGGCTGACTTCGCCCGACGAGTACAACTCGACTGAGATGATCGTGCCACCCCTGGCTAAGATCATCATACCGACCCAACCATTCAAGTGGGAGCCGAGAGTATTGTGAGAATCAAAATCGTAGGGCTGCAACAAATTCCAAAAGACAACCAACAGCTAGTGGGACAGTGGATTCTACAAGTCATCCACTACGCAAACATCGAAGTAGATGGTGTCACAGTGAAATTCGAAGAAGAAAAGGATGAAGAAGAAATGGATGAACAAAGGATGGAACCGACGCTGATGTCGGATCGCGATGTGCGCGTAATGCGTTACGAACGCGAACAACTCGGGTTGAAGATCAAAGGACTACAGAAGACCAACGGTAGACTCGGTACTCAAATCCACGAACTGCGTTGCGAGCTGGCCGAGGTCCGCGAGATCAACGGCAAGATCGCACGCGGTGAATTGCGGGAGCTGCAACGAGAAGTGAACGGGCAAGCCACCGTCATCGTTGATCAACGTCAAGACATCGAACTCCTAAAGGACCGCAACCGGGTGCTGCGTGAAAAGCTCGCTGCCAGAGAAACATTCACCAATGGTGGGAGTGACGTGTGAAACTGACCGACGACGAAATCGAAGGTGTCCGTATGCTTCTCGTCGATCATGAGATAGCCAAGGTCAAGGCGCGTGTCATCTTTGAGCGGAAGGTGGCAGAGGAGAAGATGATTCGAGCCGAGATGAAGGAGTCCAACCGAAAAGCCCATGAAACAGAAATGATTCGAGACATACGTCTAGCCATCGACTATGCATTGGACCTCTCGATTTCCAATGAAAAACTAGACCAGGCCGCGAGAGCAGTCTTCAGAATGATTGAGGCACAACATGGCTGAACGAATCATCGAATGGTCGGTGTACGCCCAACGCGGTGACACTCGGGTCACCCTGGATGCACCGGAAGGTGACGACGAAGCACACGCCATGGCCGCACACCTGATCGGACACGGCTGGCACCACGTCAGGGTGATCAATCACAGCCAAGGGATCCCGGCTGAAATACCGAGGAAACGGGCTAGGGTGATTCCTCCCATGACACCACCCGTGGTACGGGGGGATTACAAACAATGAACAAGGATGGGCAGATCGAACAACACCACACTGGGGGTTGTTGTCGCACAATCGTTTACAAGTATGATCAGCCAGGCGAATCATTGTACGACACGCCCACCGTGTACTTTTGCTCCGACTTCATCAACCGGCCATCGTTCGACTGGACCATCGACTTCAGTGGAAGTGACTGCTACTGGGTGCGCTGCGGCAACGCCTGCCACGAACGGTGCATGATTGGTGTACTAGTGAAAAGCCCTGACCCGCCACGTGTTTGGAGACTCACCGGGGAGATCGATCCCAATCGTGAAGGACTCAACTACCAAGGTCGGTGGCCAGACTGATGGATCAACTCGTATGTCAGTGCGGTGAAACCACATCCAACTACTTCAACTACAATATGAAAGGTGTTGTCGTACACGACTGTATAGACCCACCTTACATTGTCCGTGCCACACCGGATGCCGTGTTCGACAATGACCTTCTCCGAATAGTTCACGCTGGGCTATACACCTATTGTCGACTCGAAACCACGTGTTGCGCCGACATATCGGATCATCCGGTAGGCCAACCATGCTTCGTCGGTGCGCTACTGCACTTCGACGCCGACCGGCACCTGGTCTATCGCATCATCAAATACTCGTGGCTAGAAAACCGGTGGGAGGGACGATGGCCGGATTGAACAAGTTCACCATGGGACAACGAGTCATGGTCAAACCCGAAAACCTTTGCGGCACAATACACGTCGGATACTACGGTCACGTCGTCAGGATCGAAGTGCCCAATGAGGCGCTGAACAGATACAAGCAACCGCTCTATCACGTATACCTATGTGGTCGATCCGGCCAGGAATCATGCTGGTGGATGCTCAGTGAGACAGAGGGTTACAATCCGTTCGGATTCTTCGAAGACGAGTTGGAGGCGACAGACTGATGGGCGAGGTTGTGTTGCAAGCACATTGGGAAGAAGGCAAGGCCACCGTGGTACGCGCCGACAGGGATGTTCTGATAACCCATCAACTGTTGTGTGAGATCCTTGCCCATCCAGTATCTGCACGACTGAATGCTGGATGGGCAACACGAAAATGGTTTCACTCTCGAATCATGTTTCAACAATGCGTTGTTACACATAAACTCACGTGACCAAGACCTTCTCTACCGCATCGGTGACTACGTTCAGGAAACCGATTGCTGGAAGGCAACTTTGGAGTACGACAGTAAAGGACTCGACTGATGGCATTGAAACTGCATTGCGACATTTGCGACAAATGTCAGGACACGAAGATCGTAGACCTGAAGCCGGTACTACCGGACGGGTGGACGAGAGTGGTGATTACACACAAGCGAACACACGCTATGTCCTAACCACAGCACGATCACATTGGGCGACAAGAAGATTGAAACGAAATGATCAACCAAAAATACTAGGCCGCATACAACAAGGGATTCAGAAAGGAACGACATGGCACACAGGACGAAACACCGGCACGCCGCACTACTGCGACGAGTCAAGGCCAAGCGGAAGATCAAGAGTGACCTCACACCTGATGGTGTGACACGTTGGAAGACAGCACAATTGGAGCTGCGTCGACAAAAGAAAGTAACATGATGTCTGAGCCACACTCGTCACATCGCGCACACGATGCAGCCATGAACCACCTGACTAGCAATGAACTAATGGAGCTGCGTGACATCATCGCGGAACGGGTGGCCGCACGCGAAAAGGACAGGCCCACACCTGAACTACTTAGGAAAGCAGCCTCATTGATCCAGAGTGTGGTGTCGATGCACCCTGATTTTCATGGCGAAGAATTCGTGCTCGGACAGGACTGGAAGCACCTGGTAGGCCAATTACGTAGTGGCGCGGAACATTTGAGACAATGAAGATCGTCGTCTACATTCGACCACCCTGCGTCCAATGTGACTGGACCATGCGCCAATTGGACAAGATGGAACTGCGGTACGAAATCATCGACGTCACACTAGATCGGGCAGCCGAACGTGACGTGAAGAAAATGGTGATCGACGGCAAGCCAGTCATGGGATATCCCGTCGTCGTCGTCAGCAACAGGCGACGAACCGAACGGTGGGCTGGGTTCAAGCTGGACAAGATTCGAGGATTGAAGAACACAGGAGACTACTGAGATGATGCGAAGACGGTTGAACCCGGCTCGACACAAACACCGGCAGCGACGAGTGTTGCGGCACGACAACCCGAACGGGACGATGGACGTGTTCCTCGAAAGGGACCGATGCCTACCATGGGACCAGGTGGTGGCGACGAACCGATACATCCGAAAACCGAAGAGGCACAACACATGACTGCCTACAGTGGGAGATGCGAACTGTGTCCCAGAATCTGTGTGTGGATCAACTGTCCCACACACGGCTGGTGGGCACACCGTGAGGACCCAAAAGACGTCTGGGCCGTGGCCGATCACGAACCCCAAATTAGTTGGCAGCCAATCGAAAGACTGAATGATCGTGGCGAATGGGAGACGGCGTGACTGATGGATGGTGGGCGATGGTCAATGTAGCGACGGTAGCAGTGTCCCTCGCGGGCATGGGCCTGGTGCACTTGTACAACCGGCGTGAATCGGCCAAGCTACGAGCTGAGCTACGAGCCAACAACGAGCGCGAATTGGCCAAGCTACGGGCCAGGCGCAACCCAAGAGGCACATCGTCGTGAGTGCTTATGCCGAGTGCCAAATCTGTTGCACGGCTTGCACTGCCAGCGAGTGGCGTGCTGAACAATGGGCCGACGAGCATGAAGACTTGACCGGTCACAACGTGAAGATATTCTACGGGGAAGAATGTTCATGAGTAGCAGCAAGTGCCCCCGTAACTGCCAGTGCAGCAAGCACATACCACATAACACCACCGTGGTTCTCGGTCGCCGAGCACTCAGCAGCACCTACGGTGACGAGCAACGCACCCGTGTTCAACGCGCCAACGACGAACGACACGCCAAGGGATTACCTTGGCGCGGAACACCTTCCGACCAATTCGACTGGGACGCCGCAATCATTCGTATGCGCAAGATATTCAAGGAGGTCTACGAATAATGGCTGGTCTACCACCAGACGGTGAATGGCTGATACAACAGATCGACGGCATCGTGATCCTGTTCAACCGCTACACCGAAGAAGAGATAACACGTTTCAACCCTTGGGTGATGTCAGCCCACGATGACTACCTAGGTGAAGGGCAGCACACATCGTGAGAATCCGCATCGACACCGTCAAAGAACTACATGAACTACCGGTATGGGCCGTGGTGTACGACCACGGCAACAAGACATGGCAAAAATTTCATGGTCAACGTTGGGCGACACCTGGTGTGGCAGGCGTGTTTCCGATAGACGACATCGAACTACCGGCCTACCTCTTGGACGATGGACTATGACCGACATGGTGAATCATCCGCCGCACTACACCCGTGGACCAGTCATTCATCAACAACACTACCCAGACTGCGGACACGAACGCGACCGTGTCATCGAATGCATCGAAGTCATCCGGCACATTAGGGACGGTCGACTATTCAACGCCATGAAATACATCTGGCGAGTCGCATTCGGTGGCAAAGAGAATGACCGCGAAGACATCGCCAAAGCCATGTGGTACCTACAGGATTGGCTGGACAACCCACTATGACCGGGCGCGGCAAGTACGTTCGCACACCAGAAATTCGGGAGCTGCAGAGTCGCAACGCCCGACGAGGAACACCATGCCCAGACGGCTGCACGTGCCGCAAGCATCGATCCAATAGCAACCCCAAGCCTTGCCAACCAGACTGCCAGTGCCGCAAGCATCTTGACAAATCATGCCCACCGTACTGCTGGTGTGGCAGACACAATAGGAGGAAGAGATGAAGATCGGCGACAGGATCAAGGTGAAAGACCTTGACAGCAAGGCATTTCAAGGCAGTCACGGCCGAATCATACGATCCATGCTGCCCGACTACGAGTGGGCCGTCGAAATCGACGGCATGTCAATGGATTCCGACGACCTGTACGGATTCAACGAATCCGAACTAGAGGTCATCAAATGACGAGTGCAGCAGATACCTACATCGAGGCACAGGTAAGGTCTGCGTTGTATGAACTGAATCTGATTGGTAATCCAGACAGTTCGCTTGCAACACGTCTCATCGAGGCGTTGGACGACCGTGGCATAGAGCTGAGACCACGATGAGTTTCGAAGCTAGATACGATGGCCAGTGCACATTCGAGGATTGCGCTACTGGCATCATCGAACGAGGCGACGAAGTCGAATACGAAGACGACGACTTGATGCACTCTAGTTGTGCGTCACGTGCGCGACGACGAAATACGCTACCGCCGAACTGCGATGACTGCGGCCTGCATCATCGAGGGATGTGTGAATGACTGACTACGCAACGTTCCTGACACGTAAACAGGAACGAATCAACAAGACGGGCAAGAGAATACAATCCCGATCAGTGCACGAACTATTACATCCATGGCAGAATCAGATCACCCGTTGGGCGGTGAAGACCTCGCGGGCTGCCATCTGGGCCGACACCGGCATGGGCAAGACTCTCATGCAACTGGAATGGGCGCGACTATCCGCTGATGCATCGCTGATCGTCGCGCCACTAGCCGTCTGTGACCAGACGGTACGCGAAGCTCAGAAGCTGGGTATCACTACACAGTACGTCAAGTACGCCGAAGACATTACGGGTCCTGGCATTTGGGTCACCAACTATGAACGGGTACCCAACATTCCGGCAGGACTGTTCGATGCCGTCGTGCTCGACGAATCATCCATCCTGAAACAATCGGACGGCAAGACGCGCCTGATGTTGATCGACCACTTCGCCGAGGTACCACATCGACTAGCGTGTTCGGCAACACCTGCACCCAATGACCCGGAAGAGCTTACCTCCCAAGCGGAATGGCTTGGACAAATGACGCGGGTCAACATGCTGGCATCCTACTTCGTGCACGATCAGGATGGCTGGCGTCTGAAGGGTCACGCACACAAGCCCATGATCCAGTGGATGGCGCAATGGGCCGTGGCACTGCGCAAACCGTCCGACGTCGGTGGTGACGACACCGACTATGACCTACCCGGCCTGAACATCATTCCAGAAGTCGTGCCCCACCAGACGAATAGGTCCATCGGTGGTGTCACCGGGCGTTCACGAATGCGACGTGAAACTCTCGATGCCCGTATCAAGCACACCGTTGAACTAGTGAATAGTGTACCGGGGGAATGGATTCTATGGTGTGGGCTCAACGACGAGGCTCGAGCATTGGCCGACAGTATTCCCGGTTCAGTGAACATCCATGGATCGATGAAACCGGAAGACAAGGCACGACTGCTGCTGGGATTTGCCAATGGCGACTACGACGTACTCATCACCAAACCATCGATAGCATCGCAAGGTCTCAATTATCAACACTGCTCGCGCATGGCATTCGTCGGACTCGGAGACAGTTATGAACAGTATTACCAGGCGATTCGGCGATGCTACCGTTACGGACAGAAACGCGTGGTGAACGCACATGTCGTCGTGTCCGAACCGGAACGCCAGATAGCGTGGAATGTAGCACGAAAAGAGAAGCAGGCCAACAAGTTCACGTCCGAACTAGTCTCGGAGATGCAACGAACATGGTAACTTACATTGCGGGACCGATGACCGGCTACCCCGAATTCAACTACCCCGCATTCAAGAATGCTGCAAAAGCGTTGCGCGCGAGTGGCATCGACGTCGTTTCCCCACATGAATTACACGGTCCCGACACGCCAGCCTCATACACCGCTGAGCAATCATATGCTTGGTACCTGCGAGCCGCACTGAAGGCACTGCTCGACTGTGACGAAATCGTACTACTACCGGGATGGGCCAATAGTGATGGGGCACAACTGGAAAGACGAATCAGTGAAGCACTGGGAATGCACGTCATAGAATGGATACCATGAAACAGGACAAGTACGTGACCGCATATGCAACCGGCAAGAACTGGAAACTCATGCTTGGCGACGCATGTGAACGCCTAGCCGAGATCGACTCCGACACGGTCGATTTGTCCATATGTTCGCCACCGTTCGCCAGTCTGTATACCTACTCCCCATCTCCACGTGATCTTGGGAACTCAAGCAGCAGAACGGAATTCATCGAACACTATGGGTTCATCATTCGTGAGCAGCTGCGCGTCACCAAACCGGGGCGCATGGCCTGTATTCACGTGCAGCAGTTGACCACTCGCAAATCCATCGACGGATACATGGGTGTCACCGACTTTCGGGGACAGGTGATACAAGCATTCCTCGACGGTGGCTGGCACTTCTACGGGGAAGTCACCATCTGGAAGAACCCACAGGCACAAGCCATTCGGACCAAGGCACACCCCTTGATGTTCGTTACCAAGAACCGTGACAGTGCACAATCACGACCAGCACTCGGCGACTACCTGCTGCTGTTTCGCAAGCCCGGAGAGAATGCCGTGCCCATCAAGAACGACGTGAGCAATCAAGAGTGGATCGACTGGGCCGCACCCATCTGGGAGGACAAACACGATGGTGGATGGCTAACGGAAGACGGGCAACTATGCCCAGTGTGGTACGGCATCAAGGAGACTGACACACTCAACATTCGAGTGGCCCGTGCCAATGCAGACGAACGTCATATCTGCCCATTGCAGTTACCGTTCATCGAACGATGCATACGACTATGGTCCAATCCTCGTGAACTCATACTGACACCCTTCGCCGGTATTGGATCAGAGGTGTACATGGCAGTCAAGTTGGGCCGCAAGGGAATTGGTATCGAACTCAAGCAAAAATACTACAGAACAGCAGTGAACAACATGAGAGAACTAGAACAATCGGAACGATTGATGCGCCAGGCTGCAGCATCAACGAAACGCGAAGTGATGGACCGGAAACGACTCGCGAGAGAAGCTGGTCGATGACCCTGTTTCGCAACGATGTTCACCAGGAATTGTGGCGGCAATACTGGTGTGAAAGATGTTGGCAACCCGATGAGGCAGCACGCCGTGTTCAAGGCAAGGACAGTCAGTGCCCGATATGGGAACGTGCAATGAAGTCGAATCATAAACCGCCGCAATGGGATCGAACTCGTCGCACCGAAATGGAACACAGCATCGTGTGCAACGAGTACACTAGTCAACCTCCGGTTACCAGAAGGCAGGTGAGTCATGAGACTCAGGTACCCATGTTCGACGCATCGACCACGGATCGCACTTTCGTGCCGGTCGACGGCTGGCCGGATGAACCTGGCAAGAAAGGAACGGACCATGCATAAAGTCCGCATTGGTCATACGGAGTGGCCAAGCATCACGGCATGTGTGCAAGACATGGTGCTCTGCGTGTTACTCAATCGCCATGACTTCGAACAACATTCATGCCGTCGATGTGGAGTAGTCGAAGGTGTTGAAATCCCAATGAGTGCACGACTAACCTTACTAATCGGACTCGTACTCGTCATTGGCTGCAACTATCTAGCCATCGCTGGCTACATGCTCTGGTGGCCCTGGGCTGGTCACTGGTGAAAGGCGTTGAACCACAAATGAAGATCACCGATGAAGTGTTACAGGATCAGCCCGACCTGGTGGAGCATATTCAAAGACGACTGACCTACGAGTTGATCCGATCGGAGCGTGCCGCACTGGCTGCCGTCACCAGTTGGCAACTAGCCTGGCAAGCGTATCTGCCTACACCGCTTGACAAGCCGGAAGACTACGCACCGCCGTACCTGATTCGACTGACCGAACATTTGAAAGGTGTTGAATCCCAATGAGTGCACGACGTGTATGGATCGTCACGTGCGAAATCTGTGAGAGGACAAAGGAATTCGACGGCTCACTGAGCATCGAAGAACTAGGCATCGTCGCACACGATTGGGAACTACCGGTTTACGGCGGCACGTTCTGCACCATGTGTGCTCGCGCCGTCAAGGCATTGGCCAACATGACGAAAGGTATTGAACGCCAATGAAGATCACCGATGAAGTGTTCCACGATCTGGTGATGACAAGAGTCGTAGGTGGCACATGGCAGGTCGGAACCAAGAACGGTGACACGGTGTACATCGATCGCTACAGCGGACCCGACGCGACCGGTGACCTCATCATCAATGCAAACATGGACCCAGACGAGGCACGTGATCATAGGTCAACTACTGATAGACAAAGCCAACTCCATCGACCCGAAAGAGGTTGAACGCCATGCCTATTGATCCAGTCGTAAACCTAGTACGCCAAGCCATCGGATACGGCGTGATGATGGCGACCGAGGGCAAGTCAGATCTGGTCGATAAGCTGTCGGCACTTCCCGCGAACGGCAATCTCCCCGATGCGCTGACATCGGACGCAGAAAAGTTCGTTGCCATACGCAGTGATCTAGTCGAAGCACTACATGAATACACACGTTCAGACATCGACCAATTACTCACGGTCGCAACACTTTACGTCAACGCCTTCAGCGACGACGAACTGATGACGTTGCCGGAACGCATGAGGCTGCAAGAAATCGAATCCATTCTAGCGAAAAGAGGTTGAACCCCAATGATGATCGTTCTCATTCACAATGCACAAACCGGACAGTTGCAGCTGTCCACCGAAGGCGGCGAACCCGCGCTGGGGCTTGCACTAATACAGCAGGCGCTCAAGATGTTTCAGCAACAAAACGGTGTGATAGCTGCACCGCCAACGTCGCAGCCACCACCAGCGCCGCGACCACGCAACATCCGCGAAATCATCGTCCCGAAAGGCCAGCAATGAAACCTGAAGCGACCATCAGTGAAACTGGTGAAATCACTGGCTACGCCTACACATTCGAGGACGAAGAGATACAGGGCGGACCGGCCGAGGGTGGCTGGATCGAACGCATCGATCGTAACGCACTGAATATTCCACAACGAAACATACGGCTGCTACTCAACTTTGGATCACAACCACTAGCCCAAACCAAGGATGACACACTGCATTTGACGTTGGACGACATCGGATTGAAAGTGATGGCGACATCACGATCCACCTGGTGGACCAAGCCATTCTGTCGTGCACTGATCAAGTCGGGCTTCGACATTGGTGTGACATTCACAGTAGAAGAACAACGATGGTCTGCAGCACCAGGTTTCGGCCCGCTCTCGTTCCGGCACATCACGAAGATGAAACTGATCGACGTGTCACTCACGGCCAAACAGGTCGTCGCACATGGATGACTACGTGGAATGCCATGCGGCAGAACACCTTGTGTACGGGCTGGTCGGCGCGTTCTGCCCGTGTGTGCCCGACGAAGAAATCGCCGAGTGGTTCATCTACATAAGTGGGGAGCAGAGACAACCGTTACCCATCACTCCATCCCATAAGGTCACATCATGATCATCGGATTCACCGGGCCACGTGCTGGACCTACACCAATTCAAAGACTATGGCTGGTAGGGATATTCAGTAGACCTGGAATAGTCAGTTCAGCCACGGTGCCACGACCATCCGTGTTCCATCACGGCGCGTGCATCGGATCAGACGCGGCAGCACACTGGCTAGCCATCGGTGCTCGCATACCGATCATCATCGTACACCCACCAGTCAACACCAAATACATGATGGACCTTGACATTCCAGCATCGAGTTACATCTGCAACGGAAACGTACAATACCTCGCTGGTGATTCACTCGTCATCGTGTTGCCAGACAAGGCTTATCACGATCGGGACCGTGACATCGTTGACGTGTGCGACCGGATGCTGTCGACACCGGCTGGTCCACCCACACCGCGCAGCGGCACCTGGTTCACCATCAACTACGCTCTGTCCCAGCACAAGCCGATCAGCTTGTGCTACCCCGACGGAGAAGAGGACGAACTATAATGCTCGGAAGTTACAGTAGGACAACAGAACCCGACGTCAAATGGTTCACCGACGAATACCTAGACCGCATGGACGGGATAGACTTCAGCCTCGCCACGTGCCCGCTAGTACAGGGTGGCGATTGGATGCCTTGCCTCATGGATGAGAGAGATGACGAGCATGGACCAGAATGTTTCGAAGGTGTACGCATCCAATTATGTGACAGCACATGGGTTCTCACCGGCGAATACCAAACCAGTCGAACATTCATGGCACTAGAAGGGAAACGACAATGACGCTCGAAAAGCTCTCGACATTTCGCATTACGTGCGACGGCGACAAACCAAACGGTGACCGGTGTGGTTGTGACATCTACATACCCAATATCGAATCATATTCTGCCGCAATCAAATACGCGGAAAGCTTTGGCTGGACACATAACGCATTCGGTGGGCAATGGCGGTGCAACGCAGGCGGTGGACATGAACATCAAGAATAGGTTCGGCACCGAACGCATCGGCAGCCGTCAACGAAGCCTGTTGCAACGCATGATCGAAGAGAACGACGGGGCATGGCACCCAGCCTGGTACGTCAGCGCCGAAGACCTCGAATCCCTGAGCGGACTCATCGGCAAGGGCATCATCGACGAATCATGGTGTGTCACCGAGAAGTTCAGAAACGAGAGGCTGCCATGAACACATTCGAGACAGACCAGCCATGGATCGTGTACCACTACGGAAGAACACACGACTCATGGTGGCCACTCTGGAACAGCACCCGTATCCTTGGACGCGCGTGCATCATTGCACAATGTGCAGTGTGCGGTGACCAAACACCGTTATGGCTTCGGATACCACGACTAGGTGAAATCCACGACAACGGAAGTCACCCTAGACGACTCGAATACCTTGCCGCGCACACACATCCAGACCGTGGAGCCCAAATGTCATGGAAGCTACCACTACTCAACCCAGAAGGTTTAACCCTCGACGGATTGGCGATGCGACTGGAAGCCGACATCAATGAAGAGGACGAGTCATGACCGAACCCGACCCGCGATGGTGGAAGCATTACGAGACCGGTGAGTGGGTGAAATGCGAGACCTGCGAACGCAACAACGCCATCGGTGTCGCATCGGTACCTGGCATCCCGTACTCGGCCGCATACTGCGACGAGTGCATCAAGGCCAATGCGCATCCGTGGTGGCTACTAGTCGCCAACCAGTGCGCCATCGGCGAACCTTTGGGAGACACTGCGCCGTGGTGGCAAGAAATCGTGCTGGGCACATGCGAACATCTGGGTCGCACCGTCGAAGAGTTCAAAAATGAAGTGGCACAGACCATCGAAGACGATCCCGAATTGGGACCCTCTCCATGTGACAAGTGCTCAGCATTGGGAACCAACTTCATTCATGACGAATTATTGTGTCCCGAACACTTCGATGAACGTTACGTGCACGCACCCGAACAAAACTGTTACGTACTGCGCCATGACTAGACCACGTGCACCGGACAGCGCCGTTTGGCATCCAAGCCAGTCGAGGGCACGCATCATCGTGTGCGAAAAATGCTGTAAGACATGGCGTTACGGTTGCCCAGAATGCGCCCTACAGTTCATCGACTACCATCGACGGACGTTTGGTCACACCGTGACGTGCTGCCCGGAACGCCTTG